CACGTTCACCATGCACCACGCCCCAAGGACTGTAGAGATGTCAAAGCGCCTCATCTCTTCCTCTGAGAAGGGTTTGTTTCTCCAGCCCTGCAAGTCAATGCGCAGGTTCGCTTTCTCTGACCAGCTCAGCGTATAGTTCTTGAAGATAGCGAGAGGATCACCACGGCTTGTGACTAGCTCGTTATCTTCGTCGTCTTTGCCATGGAGCTCCCAGCCCAGCATGATCTTGCGCTGGTGCTTAGTCTCGCCCATGTATTCTGTTTGTTGGGTTCCAAGGTCAACGATGCGGTAGCAACGCGCCAAGTGGAGTCCTGCGGGTACTGGGGTGAAATCACCGCCAGAGGGTGTGTCTTCTACGATAAAGCTCATGTTTTTTCCTTAAAAATTTCGTTAAATTGGCAAGTAAATTGGTTAATAAATTGGTCTAAGTTTGGTGCTGTTTTTTTAGCTTCCTCAAGTAAATAGTTTGTGTATTCCTGCTGTGCAACAGGGTCGTTTTTCCACTGCTCGTATTCTCCGTGCGTTGACATGGTGATCATTCCCAGTCTCCAAAGAAGAAACCCATGCCCACGTAGTCAGGAAGCTTGGCGCCACCGTTGTAGATGTGGTTGATGTCAATGCTCTCGTTCATGCCACTAGCCAAACCTAAGAAGTAGTGGAGCGTTTCTGTGTGCCAATCAAGCACCATGATCACACCAATGCGACCTTTGCTGGTGTCGAGCCAGATTACGTCTTGTAAGTTCATTAAGGTCTCCAGATGAAAAGGTCAAGGGCTACAGTGATCAAACCCATGATGAATGCGGCTACGTAAATTACGTCGAATTCGTTGTCGTTCATGCCTGCTCCTGTTCTAACGGCACATCACGCCATTCGCCGCCAACAATAATCCAATCGTCGTGCGCCCACTGTTTTTGCTCCCACCATTGTTGAAGCACACGATAGGTTCGGTACGCTGTGCCGCCTGTTTGAATGTCTCTATAAAAAGGATCCATCGCAAATTTGCGCTCTACAAATCTTAATTTTTGTGTTGGTTGCATACTTACCTCGTTTTTAGCATTGCGTCAGCTACAGCCCATGCGGATTCTTCAATCCAAGACTTTCCTGCTAACAAGATTTGTTTTTCTAGCTTGGGGTTAGCAAGCATTCCTTGCATAGCCTTAGCCGCAAAGTAGTCACGCAAGGTCATTCCTTGCTCTGTGATGTGAGATACACCTGCTGGTGCGGGGAATGCTGGTGTGTTCATCACAGCTCCAATGCAAAAAGAATTGTGAACAGCGCCATCAAGAAGATGATGTACGCAATGAAGCCAACCACTCGACGCTCTGAGAACTCAGGCTCAATGCCAAGCAGAGCCATCTGGATGCGTTCAGCATCAGCGCTCATGTGGTTCTGTGGGGGAGGGCTGTACATACAGCCAATGCGAAGACCAGACTTGGTCGTGTAGGGAAGGTGTTTTTCCATTTGATTCTCCTTAACCGCCGTATCGGCGTGAGCGAATCTTAACACGATATTAAAAAGCCTTGCAATACATTCTTGACTAAATTCAAGGGTTTCTTTTAATTCAAAGTTAATGTATACTTGCCGCCAAGGAAAAACAATGATGACATTGCAAGAGTATTTTGAGACGGAGCCGTTGGGCGCAAGAGGTGAGATGGCTGAGTATCTGGGCATCAGCCTGACATGGATGTCACTGCTCATCCACGAGCGTAGAACTGCGTCTGCCGCACTGGCGGTCAAGATTGAAAAAGCAACACAAGGGCTGGTCACAAGAAAAGACTTGCGTCCAGATCTGTTTTTCGTGTAAAGTTTGAAGCACGGCTAGGACGGACTAATTACCCGTTCCGAAAAGAGTTATCCCCTCTCCTGCCGCTGTTTCTTTAAGGGGTGTTTTAAAAGGCGGATCATGCATTACTACAAGTTCAATATTGCCGACTATCGGAAAGATACAGGCCACCTATCCACTCTTGAGCACGGCATCTATCGTCAGCTCATAGACTGGTATTACCTCGACGAACATCCTATCCCAGCGGAAACCCAAGTGGTTGCCAGACGGTTACGCTTGGGATCCGAAATGGATATGCATTCACTCAAAATGGTGCTGTCAGACTTCTTTGTTTTGGGCAAGAACGGTTACGTCCATAAACGGATTGATGTCGAGATCAAGGACTATCACGAGAATGCAGAGAAAAACAAGAACAACGGCAAGCTAGGTGGTAGGCCAAAGAAAACCCAGTCGGTTATTTCTGGGAACCCAAACGATAGCCAAAATAACCCTAACCAAGAACCATTAACCAATAACCAAGAACCATCTAAAGAAGCTAAAGCTTCTCCTGACCTCGGCAAGCCGAAGTCAGTGCCATCTGCACCGATTCAGGAAATAGTTGAGTTGTACAACACCATCCTTCCTGAACTGCCACAGACCATTGTTGTCAACGAATCTCGCAAGAGGGCTATCTCCGCCAGATGGCGTGAGGTTGTCACTGCTGACAAACTTGACAGACAAGGTGGTCTGGATTTTTTCAAGTGGTTCTTTGAGATGGTCAAGACATCCAAGTTCCTGACTGGCAAATCCAAAGACTGGAAGGCTGACATGGACTTCCTGTTCAACCCAAGCAAGTTTCCCCGAATCATCGAAGGCACATACCACAAGGAGCAAAAATGAGTTACACATCAGCAAAACAGCGCTACGTTGAAAAAACAACAGAGTTTGAAGACCAGCCCGTCAACCACAACTGTTTCGCCAATGGTTGCCCTATGGCTGGTGGCATCTCAACTGGTAGCAACTGGGTCTGTGCCTACCACCATCAAGCCACGTCAGACATGTGGCCTCGAGTAACTCAAGCCTTGCGTGACTGCGAGACCATCCGTGTTGCGATTGGTGAAGTAATGAAGATTGACATGATCTCTTGGGGATCAGCGACCAATGGCTACCCACCAAAGTGGCAAGAGTTTGCCGCCCTGTTTGACAACGAGCCTGAGCTTCAGCCCACTGACCACGAGAAGATCCGTAAAACAAAGTACGAGTACCGCCTTCGTAATGAGCTGGCTATCCGTGCAGGCTTAGCAAAGAGGAAATCATGAAACACGAAGACATCATTCGCTTGGCGATAGAACACACCATCCATGGTTTGAAGTTTGATGAGGATGGTCTAGTTCGTTTCGCCAACTTAGTGGCACAGCATACGCTAGCCAACATTGATCCAAGCAAGTTCATTTCATTCCAAGAAGGCGTGGAAGCAGGGCGTTTAGCCGAGCGTGAGGCGTGTGCAGTAGTGTGTGATGATCTTTGGGAAGATGACGGTACTGCATATGAATGTGCCGAAGCTATCCGAGCAAGGGGAAATCATGACACAAGATGAAATCATTGAGATGGCTGAAAGTTGTGGATGGGACAAAGGAAATACATGGGATGACTGTATGCGTTGTAGCCCGTTCAATATTGAAGCCTTTGCCAAGCTAGTAGCACAGCATGAGCGTGAGGCGTGTGCAAAGGTGTGTGATAACCATTGTGGTTGGACACCAAGAATGATTGGAGAAACCATCCGAGCAAGGGGACAAGCATGACCATCCCAACATTCAGCGTTCAAGGCAAGACCATCACGCATGAGAACCCCACGCTCATCAGCGATGGCCTAGTAGTGTGCAAAGAAGCCTACATCGAAATCGAAACCAAGGACATGAGCCAGACGTTTGTTCACCTGCTCATGCATCACATGGGCGAAGGCAACATCCGCGTGAAGATAGCCAAAATAAAGGATCAAAAATGACTGAAGAAAAAAAACAATATACCTATGTTCAGATACTGCAAGAGCAACTCAGAAACGAGGTTGACCACAACGAAACATTGTTGGCTTACATACGATTACTAAATGCTCAGGTTAGCGGCAACACGCACAAAATCACTGAATTGCAACACAAGATTGCCAAAGCATTGGGGGTTGAAAGTGACAAGACATGACGCCCAAAAAATCCTTGACCAAATCCGCGAAGGGTATGGTCATGCCTACACCGAGGCTTGCGCCATCGAATGTCTCTATCTCACAGGAGACCTTGGAACACATGAGACAGTGCGAAGCCAGAGAATGGATCAACCGCTACTCGAAGAAGGCTATCGAGGTAGGCTTAGAGCGCGCGCAATTGTGGTGGGCAAAAGTAAAGAGTGACATCGAAAAGAGGCGTGGAACTGAAGCCATGCTAGACCTAGTAAACCGTATGAAACAGGAGCGAGAAAATGGCAAAAGTAGAACTCAGTGACTTCCAGCGTAAGTTCTTTGCACAGGGCACAGGACAGCAGTTGTTCACGGCAAAAGAATTTGAAGAGGGCATGGCACAAGCCAAGGCTGAGATCATGGCTGTAGCGATACAGACCACGAAGCAAGCCATCGCCATAGAGCGTGAAGCTTGCGCACAGATTGCACAGCAGGCAGGCTTTGACGAGCTGGCACACGCTATCCGCACAAGGATGCACCGTGCGGATTGAGCTGGACTTCCCACCTGCGGAGCTGTTCCCTAACCGTGCCAAGGGTACGCATTGGGGCAAGCTGTACAAACTCCGCTCGGACTACCGCGACAGCAGTACGTGGCTTGCTAAGCACCAGATCAATGGCTGGAAGCACCAAGGCGGCAACATCAAGCTGACGATCACGTTCGAGATGCCTGACAAGCGTAAGCGTGACGCAGACAACTGCCTTGCCGCCGCCAAGGGCGCCCTCGATGGATTGGCAGATGCGCTGTTCGTGAATGACCAACTGTTCCAGCCGATCCTAATCTACAGGGTGGAGGGCAAGAAGCCGGGGAAACTTATCGTAGACATTGAGGAGCTGACATGAGCGAGAAGATGATTGATCCAAACGACGCAGTCGATTTCATGATTGCCCACTCTGCGAAGTACGCCGAGGCTGAGGCTAACAAGGTGTTCATGGAGGAGCTACGCAAGACCATCAAGGCTGAGGAAATGAAGAACGCTGAAGCCTATGGGAATGGCGAGTACAAGACCGCCGCCATGCAGGAACGCGAAGCCTACGCCTCCCCACGCTACAAAGCACACCTAGAAGCCCTCAGACAAGCCGTACAGGAGCGCGAACGCCTTCGGTGGCTCCTCATAGCCTGTCAGGAAAGAATCGCCGTATGGCGCTCTATGGAGGCTTCCAACCGCCACGTCGAGAAGGCTACCCTGTGAACAACAACCTAAGCGCCAAAGAAAAAGCCTATGTCGGGCTAGTGAAGGAGCTCCCCTGCTCTGTGTGCGACCAAGAAGGCCCTAGCGACGCCCACCACGTCAAACAGCATAGGCAGTACACCGTAGTGGCTCTGTGCAAGTCCTGCCACCAAGGGAGCAAGATGGGCTGGCACGGGGAGCGTAGGGCGTGGGCCATAGCCAAGATGGAGGAGATCGACGCCCTGAACGTGACGATTCAGAGGGTGATGGAGCTGTTGATGAGACGTTAGGGTTTGTCCTAATAAAAATATTTTAAAAAGACTTCCAAACCGTTTTAACTTGATGTTAAGATAGCGTCACTGCAATAAGCAGGTTACTTGAAAAGGAAGTCATCATGACAACAGCAACAGAGATCCAAGCAGTCGCAACAGTCGAATCACTGCTAAACCCCATTGACCAACTCTCAGTGTTGGATCGCCAGCAAAAAGCTTTGACCGCTCAAGTCAAATCCCTCAAAGACGAAATTGCTAACAGCTACGGTGAAGGCAAGCACCGCGGTGAGAAGTACGGCGTTCGCGTCACCATCGAGAACCGTAAAGGCTCCATCGACATGGAAGCATTGATGGCTCATTTCGGTATCACTGCCGAGCAAGCAGAGCAGTTCCGTGGCGACTCCATCGCCGTTATCAAAGTTTCAGCAACAGCTTAAGGGGGCGCCATGAGAGCAATCATTAAATCTGCAATGGCAATCAGTGAGTTAGCCTATGACTTGGATAACATTTCTACTGATGACAAAAAGAAAATTGAAGACTACACAGACGCTGAGATCTTGCATGAAGCACGGCACGTTTTGTCTTTGTTTACAGATCCAAACGAGACTCATTGGAACGCTGAAGATCTGCGCGGTGAGAACGGCCCAGAGCAACAGAAGTGGGCACGTAGCGAAGTGCGCATGTTGAACGCCTTCATCAAGAAGTACAGTTAAACCAAAGGGGGCTTCGGCCCCCATCAGGAAACATCATGAAAAAAATTCAATATCAAGCATACTGGTTTGACACTGACCACACGATAGGTGACAAGGGTCAGTTCCCCGGCGGCAATCAGCGCAGGGTGCAGGTTGATGGCAAGACCGTTGGCTTCCTACGGGTCACCAAAGAGGGCTGGGCGCAAAGCGAAAAGAAGCGCGGCACACCCTCGCAGATCTGGAAGTTCGAACCCGTCAGAAGTTCTGACATCGGAGTGCAGATTGCACAGAAGATGCCGTCCTACACCGAGTATTTTGCGGACGCCAAAAAGATTATTTCAACCGTTGTTAATGATATTAGGGAAAGTCCCTATGTCTGATCCGCTTTAATTTCATGTTAAGATGCGTTCACTGCAATACAGCAGGTTACTTGAAGGAAATCAAAATGATCACAGTTTCAAAATTCAATGTTCGCGTAGTCAACCAAGGCGACAAGTACGGTCGTGACTTCTGCTTGACTCATGACAGCGACAGACCCCTCGTAGAGTTCTATGACGCTCGTTACCCACACACTGAGTTCGGTCAGTTCGTGTCTCGCTACTATGTGTCCACAATCTTGGGCACAGACGGATGGGGCGGCACAGAAGGCGGCTTGTGCTTGGACGGCGGCAACGCTAATGTGTGGACAGTGTCTGCTGAAGACATGGCAACAGTTCGCTCTTTCTTGCAAGAGGTGACAGCATGATCGACAACAAAAAAACAGTTCTCACAGTGGGCGCGTACTCAATCGTGCGCATCCAGTCCTACGGTTTCCGTTGCAACACTCTGTCAAGCGAGTGGGAGGTCATGCACGAGGGTAAATGCATCGGCTATTACCTTCGCCTGAAAGACGCCAAAAAATACATTCAATCTCTTGCTGTTTAAGGAACTATCATGACTACCGAAATCGAAACATCATTCAACACGGAGGCGGAGGTTCGCCTCAGCGTTGACCAGTATGACGACGGCGTATGGCTGTCCCTGCAAGGCCGTCGTGCCAGCATGGGCTTGCCTCTCACTCGCGCAGAGGCTGAGCAACTGCTTGCCAACTTGCAGATGGTTCTTGCTCAAGAGGTGGCATGATGTACGACTCCACAACATGGAGCCGTGTGGTTCCATCCAACAAGCCATGGATCTCCATGACAGAAGACCAGCTCCTGAACAACATGCAGAAGATCTGGGACAAGCCACAGAACTGCGCTGTGTCACACCTCAAGGCTGGCATTGCCCAACTCCAAAGCAGGGGCATCCTGACCGTTGAAGAGGCGGAGGCTTGCCTCAAACAAACCCTCAAGATGAGGGCTAAGGCACAACAAAATGAGCGAAACAATCATGAGTGACTACATCAAAGGATTCGACGCAGGTGTGAACTGCGTTTTGACTGAAATACAACGCTTGGAGAAAATCGGGCCTATAAGCCTCGAACAGCTCATCAAGCACCTTGACCCTCAACGCGACCAGAAAACGGCTCAAAAGCCCGATAAAGGGGCTCCATGAGCATGGCTGTGATCAAGAGCGTACGAGTTGCGCTCCGCGGAATACCTGATGGCATGACCTTAGAAGAACTAGCGGATTTGCTCAACAGACCAAAGACCAACGTCAGGAAGGTTTTAAAGAACATGCCAGACGTATACATTGACCGATGGGAAGTAGCGCCAAGAGGGCAGTACAAAGCTGTCTGGTGTGCTGTTATCCCCCCAACTGACTGCCCAAGACCAAAAGGAGTAAGCAATGGATGACGACGATATTCAAGACTACGTTCGCCCTTGGAAGAGGTTAACGGACGAAGAGATTCAGAAGGCTTTAGGCGTAACTTCTGAGAGCTCCAACTGGAACATGATCATGGTGCTCGAGTGGGCAAAGAAGATTGAAGCCGCAATTCTGGAGAAAAACACATGACACACGAAGAAGAAATAAAACGCCAAAACGAAAAGATTGAGTTCCTTGCCCGAACAAATATGTTGTACAGCGATTGGGAACACCGCAACAACCAAGTGACTAGCGACCTGATTCGTAAAGGTATTGAGGCATCTAGACTCAATGTTGAGTTGCTATCGGCACTAAGCGCCTGTCTTGATTGGATGGAGCAATTGCGCACCAGCGGCGATGCGGGAAACTGGGAATGGCAAGATGATGTTTACACCAAAGGCCGAGCCATTGAATCCAAACTCAAGGAGAAACCATGACTGACTGGACACAAGAAGAGGACGAAGCCTTCAACGATGTTGAGAAGCACAGTAACCTTGGCAAACAAATACTGCGTGAGCTAGGACAGCCATACCACTACGATCTTTTTGTGTCCCCATCACAACGCAATCAGGTCTTGGAAGAGGTGGCAAAGCGCTTTGATGCTATGCACTCACTGGGAGACACAGCGGCGTCCTTTGCCTGTTACGTGAGGGGTATGAAGCAATGACAGAGCAAATCTGGGAAGCAGACTGGATCAGCGAGAACCCTGAGCTGGCGAACAAAGCCATCACAGAGCTTCAGACGCAGGTGCAGGAGCTAGAGTCAAAGCTGAAACACGCGAACAACAAAATCGCAAAACTGGAAAGCCAAAACAAAGAATACAAGCTCACCATCAAAGACATGGACAGAAGAATCATGAGGGGATTGAAAGACTAACCGTTGCAAACAAAACCAAACGTGCGTTAAACTTCACGTTAAAAGGAGTTCCAGCAATGGCAAAGAAACCAAAGAGTCTTCCCAGCGACACTGTCGCCGACGTGACAGGTGAGCCGCAAACAAAAGAAGAGACCAAGACAGGTCGTCCTTCAAAGTACTCAGAAGCTATAGCACTCAAGATCTGTGAGCAGTTAAGCGAAGGTGTACCGTTACGAGAGATATGCAGACAAGAAGGTATGCCTGCATGGAGAACGGTCTACGATTGGATGTGGAGGAACGAACAGCTTTCCACAGCCATCGCCCGTGCGCGTGATATTGGCTACGACAAGATGGCAGAGGAATGCCTATGGATTGCCGACAACCTCCACATAGGAACCAAGAAGGTTTACAGCTCTGGTGCTGAGGAGGGCGAGGACAGCATGACCGTGACTGAGGAGGACATGCTTGGTCACCGTAAGCTTCAAATCGAGACTCGTCTCAAGCTGTTGGCTAAGTTCAATCCCAAGCGCTATGGTGACTACAAAGCCCCTGAGCAGAAGACTGACCCAACGATCATTGATGTGTCGGTCAGAGATCTGATGGACGTGGCTGTCAAGCGCCTTGAGTTGATTCGGATTGCTGAATGAGCGCAGTCATTGACAAAGATGTCCTCGACATCCTGCAAGACAAAGAGCTCCTGCGCAAGCTTGGCCCCTACCACGGAGCCGCATACGCTACACGCATTAAATGGCTCTCAGGCGCGTTTAATCACCAGAAGCTACCCCAAGGTACATATTGGTCAATCTGGTTGATGCTCGCGGGGAGGGGAGCGGGAAAGACGAGAACCGCGGCAGAACAGCTTTGGTGGTGGGCATGGGAGAACCCAAAGACCCGCTGGCTGGTATCTGCCCCCACATCGATGGACATTCGCGGGACGGCTTTTGAAGGCGAATCAGGCTTGATTGCTGTGATACCGCCTATCTTGATCGCTGACTACAATAAAGCCCTGCACGAGATCACGCTGGTCAACGGGAGCCTGATCAAGGGCATATCAGCTTCTGAGCCTGATCGTTTCCGTGGTGGTCAGTATCATGGGGCATGGCTGGACGAGCTAGCCGCATGGGACTACCTTGACGAAGCTTGGTACAACATCCAGTTCGCTGTTCGACTTAAGAAGGCTGATGGCAGGACACAGATCATCGCCACGACTACCCCACGCCCCAAAGATCTGATCGTAGAGCTTGTAGGGCGTGAAGGAGACGACGTAGCCATGACGACGGCATCTACCTACGTCAACCTGTCAAACCTCGCTCCTAGCTTCCAAAAGCAGATCCTCAGCTATGAAGGAACAACCATAGGAAGGCAGGAGATCCACGCGGAGCTCATAGATCCCGAGGAGTCAGGTATCGTCAAGCGCGAGATGTTCAAGCTCTGGGCGCCAAACAAGGAGTTCCCTAAGTTCGAGTACATCCTGCAAAGCTATGACTGCGCCAGCTCAGAGAAGACTGTCAACGATCCGACAGCCTCCATCACCTTCGGTGTGTTCAAGCCCCTTGATGGCCCGATGTCCGCGATGGTGATCGACTGCTGGCAAGACCGCCTCCAGTACCCAGACCTGCGCCCCAAGGTGATTGAGGAGTACGACGTGGTCTACGGTGAGGGCAAGAACAAGAAGCGGGTTGACCTGATCCTCGTGGAAGACAAGTCCGCAGGCATAGCGCTGATCCAAGACTTACAGCGTGGGCACTTGCCTGTCAGAGCCTATAACCCCGGCAAAGCGGACAAGATCCAGCGCCTAAACATTGTCTCCAACATCATTGCCGCTGGGCGCGTATGGATCCCTGAGAGCAGTGTCAGGAAGGGTTACGTCAAGGACTGGGCTGAAGGCTTCGTCTCCCAGATCTGTAGCTTCCCTGACTCGACGCATGATGACTTTGTGGACGCCTGCACCCAAGGGCTACGGTTCCTGCGTGACGCTGGGTGGCTGGACATCGATGGCGCGCCAAGGGATGACTACGACGAGGAAGACTTTGTGGACAGTGGTCAGCGTAAGCTTGAGAACCCGTACGCGGCATGATGGACGGATGCCAACACCCAAGGTATCATTGGGGCAACAGCAACTCAGCAGGATAAGCCATGGCTGACGAAAACAAACCAGCGTTCTACCCACGAGTTGGGAACATCAAGGCAAAGAACTTCAGGTCGGCTAAGCCAATGCCGTTCATTGATGACGAACGTGCGATGGAGCTTCCGCAGTACAGCGAGAACATCAGAGGCTTAGGCGGGGTTGACTTAAGCGTCCCTACCAAACAGAACCTAGAACTCAACAGACGCATTACCCAGCGCGATGCTGACCTCATGCGTCAGGTGCAGGCTGACAGGTCTATCCCTGAGAAGCTTGCTGGTGGCTTACAGGCTGGAAGGTTCATGGGTTCAGCCCTGACTCAAGCCATCAACTCCCTGCCTACCCGTATAGCTAAAGGCGACGAGGCGGCTGACAAGTTCATCCAAGAGCGCATCTACAAGCCTGAGCAACCCTTGGCGTATGAGTACGCGCAGGACATTGGCGACTTCCTTGAGAAGCTTGAGACTGAATACAAGATCCCACCAGTGCTACCCGAAGCGATGGCGTTGCAGTTCCTGACAGCGCCAGCCACATCCCAAGCCACGAGAGCGGCAGGCAGGGGCGCAGAGCAGGCTGGTAGGGCGATGGAGCGAAGCATGGAGCCAGTGGTCAGGGGCGCCTTAGAGCAAGGTGGCTTGCCTCGTGAGATGGTTATGGCGATGGGGGCTAACACGCAATCAAATGTGATCAAGCCATTTGGCGGTAACTGGTTGAGTGGCGAAGATAGGTTGACAGTTCCCGAGAACGATCTGCGCAGGCTGAAAACGCAAACAATAGCTGGAGAAACTCCTGCACAACGAATCCCTAAGCACGAAGAGTTGCTGAAAGACCCAACACTGAACCAAGATCAGATTGACCGCGTTCTGTATCAGCTTGAGCAGACCAAGGGTGAAGCCGCAATTGATAAGTGGATTGACAGCAACCTAAAGAACTACGTCAAGAAGCAAATGGCTACACCTGACGACCCAGTCCGCAGGCTGGCGGAAGAGGGCATCATCCACACCCCATTACGTGATGACCTAGATCGCGCAGGATACTTAGAAGACACACGTAAAGCAGAGGGCTATCCTGCTGAGGGCATGGGTAAGTCTGATCTTGCTAGGAGATGGGAGAACCTATCTGATGATGCAATCAGGGTCACTAAGGCTAGCGCTATTCAAGATCAGGCAAACACTGGCGCTAAGCTTGCGGTAGCGAGAGCTGAGCTAGATGCCTACAAGAAACAAATCGATGAAGACTTTATTGACCTTTTGAAAGACAAAGGCGGTCTTAGCGACAAAGACCGTAAAGTATTTGACATGATGCCAACCGTTCAAAAGGCAGAAATTTTAGGTGAAAGACAAAAATTAAGAGAGTTGCAAGGCAACGTAAACGATTTACTTGCCAGAGAGTCTGGGTTTGAGAAAGCGGCTGGCGAACTCAATCCGTTCGTCTCAAAGCTTGACCCAGAAACAAGGCTGTATTCAGGATCAACGTACAACTTAGGCTTCGACCACATCATTGACGTTCTGCGTGAAGACGTAGCCGCTGGTCGCATTCGACCTGAACAGTTGAGCAAGGTCAGCATGGAGCAGGCAGTACGCCGCACCTTTGAGTACGACCAAGAGATGGCTAAACGTATGCGTGAGGCCCAGCTTAAACAGCAAGAGGGCTTCCCCACTTACAAGGAATATCCCGAAGGCTTTAGGTGGATTGAGATAGCTCCTCCTAAAGAGCTTCCAAAAGGGTACAGCGCCATACTTGATGACGTTACAAGCTCGTACAAGGTGGTAGACGAAAACGGCAAAGAAGCTTTTCCACGTAAACCAAACAACCTTGGTCACATAAACGTACCTTACTTTAAGACGGCTGAAGAAGCCATAGCTGATGCTTTACAGCGTGATCCACGTTTAGAAGACGCCCTCAAGTACGAAGGCGACACTATGGGTCACTGCGTTGGTGGCTACTGTAAAGACGTTAGAGATGGCAACACAAAGATCTATAGCTTGCGTGATGCCAGAGGTGAGCCGCATGTGACGGTTGAGGTTAGGCCAAACCGCAATCAATTACGAGCAGACGATCTGTTGCCGTACAAAGAGGCGGCTTTGGAAGAAGCTAAAAGATTGCCTAATGGATATACGGACGCCGACGTCAGAGACATTGAGATTCGTATGGCAAGAGAAAACATGCCGTCCAATATCATTCAGATCAAAGGCAAGGGCAACGCCAAACCCAAAGACGATTACATCCCATACGTTCAAGACTTTGTGAAAAGCGGTAACTGGGCTCAGGTTGGCGATTTCCGCAACACTGGACTTCGCCTATCTGAAGATGCAATTGGCGCTGAGGCTATGCAGGCATTGAAAGCGCAAGGCGTAGAAATACCAAAGTACGTGACTCAAGAAGAAGCCATCAAGATGTCGTCTGAGGCAATGAGTAAAGCAGGAAAGCTCCCACCACCTGAAGGCATGAAGCGTGGAGGTGTGGTCATCTCCAACAACCCAGACGCCATGATGCTGGAGCTGAACAACCAGAAGATGGCTAAGGGTGGTCTGACCAAGCTATTGAGAGCCGCACCAAAGAGCAAGGCTGAGATCGATGTCATTGCCAGACGCATGGCTCCTCAACTGCTAGGCGAGTTTGTCCGTGGTGAGAAGGGCACACAGTCTGTAGCTGGCAAAACTCAGAAACAGTTTGCCAAAGAGAAGGAGATGGTGCACGACATCCGTCCAACAGGTGCTGAACGCCCGTTGCCAAGGGAAGTTGACATCGAGGAGCTTAAGGATCAGGTGATGGTTGGTATCGCTGGTGATCCGACAATCTCTGGTCAGACGCTCTACTCTGTTGATGGCGTCCCCTTGGATAGCCCATCGCCTCAGCATGGTGGCCCCTTCTACGGCTTAGGTCGAGATGACGCATTCTGGGCTTCTGGCTTGAGTGCGGCTAACCGTGTGCAGAACGTAGCCCGTGAGGCGTCTGAGCAGTATGACCTGCCTGTGCTTGGGAACTACGTGATGATGGGGCCTGACTCCATTAACTACGCCCAGCACTACGCTGACGCAAACCTTGCCGCAATTGATCTGAACAAGATGAACAGGGCGCAGGTGGAGGCGTTTAACAATTTGGTGCGTGAGGGTTACCCGTACAAGAAGAAGGGCGAGGACTTCATGCGCCAGAGGGTGTTTCCCGCGTTCCCCGGCATCGAGAACCCATCCGAAGCCTACCTGCACTTCTCCATCGATCCAGAACTGCGCAAGTACTTCAACGCTCTGATGCAGATGCCTACAGTGACTGAGAAGTACAACCTGCCAAGCGGTATCGATATACGCCACGCTGTGACTGAGCCTGACCTGCGTGACTTGGAGATTGGCGTGACAGGCAAGTCCATAGGTCGCCTGCGCCCAGAGGTGACCAAGCTAGGGCTGTCTGAGCATCCTACGTACTCGCATGACATCCCCGGTGAGTTCATGGGCTCCTCCAAGTACCCAGTCCCCTACGAGCTGTCCTTCCCTGACACCGTCAAGTCCGTGCGCGAGAACCCCAAGCAAGCCCCACAGGAGTTTGGCTCATTCAAGTACGTCGGCCCTCGCCAAGTCATTGACCAGCAACTGATTGATGAGATCAAGCAGTATCAGGAGATGATCAAGAAGTACACAGGCAAGAAGGAAGGCGGATATATCAAGAAGCCTGCCGCCTACCTCAACGGCGACGAGTTCGTGAACGCCGCTAAGAAGTACGGCATCAAAGACAGCATGAACAACCTGAACAAGATCGTAGACCTTGTCAACAAGGGCTTGTCAGTGGATGATGCGGCACGTCAAGTCGCTGACAGTGGAATGCACAAAGCCGCTGGTGGTGCTATCCGTGGTGATGACCTAATCCTTGAAGAGAGACCGCTATGAAGCTTATAGGAGCGTTGACTCAGGCTGGCGCTAAAGCCGCCAAGACTGCCCCCTTCTACTCTGCTGTGGATGAGGCGCTTGCCGCGGTCAAGAGACCCAAGGGTACAGGCGCTGAGTTCTTTACAGAGCTGAGCAAACAGCCCGGCGTCAAGAAGGCTGAGCTGGCTGACCGTAAGCTTGAGCAGGCATTCAAAGCCAAGGGCAAGATGACCAAGGAAGAGGCTCAGCAAGTCCTCAAAGATAACCCTCCTCCTAGGCTTCAAGAGAAGACATTTACCGAGCCTATGGACGATTACGAGCGCGATGAGGCGCTACGTGACAACATGGAGCGTTTTGGTTACGAGTCTTGGGATGACGTGCCACCCAGAATAATGCGCAAGTGGGAAGAAGAGCTAGAAGAGAACGTCGAGAAGTATGGCGACTACAAGACTGCTGGCGGCAAGAATTACCGCGAGATCTTGCTCAAGTTGCCAGAGGGGTTCTCAGAAGCTGAGTCCAATCGCTTGATGTCTCTTGAGGCTGATATGCGTCGCAGTGAATTGCCAGCTTACAAGATGCAAGAGCTGTTAGCCCTGCAAGCTAAGAAGCAAAGTGCGCCTTCTAGCTACCAATCGAAACATTGGAAGGAAGACCCCAACGTCCTAGCCCACATGCGTGTCCAAGACCGCAGAGGCCCTAATGGCGAGAAGATCTTGCACGTCGAAGAGATCCAGTCTGACTGGCATCAAGAGGGCCGCAAGAAGGGTTACGCAACTAAAGAGCGTTTGGAGAATTGGTACAACCAAAACAAACTTGAGGGCGACCCAGCTTTTTCTGACTTAAGTAATGAGCAACTAAATGTTTTAGAACGCAATAGAAGTGCTGGCATGGGTGGTGACAATGCAGTCCCAGACGCCCCATTCAAGAAGAACTGGCACGAGCTAGCTATGAAACGCCTGCTGAACTACGCCGCTGATAACGGCTATGACAGCATCGCCATAACGCCCGGTGCGGAGCAGGCAAAGCGCTTCAACCTTAGAAACCGAGTTGAGCAAGTAAGCTACACACCAGCTACCAAAAACCTGATGGCTTTTGACCGTTCAGGTAACGCTGTTGTAAATGAAAGCAACGTCAACCCAGAGGATCTGGAGAAGTACCTTGGCGTAGGCGTCACTGAAAGATTAAATCAAGCAGAGTTTGAAGGCCCCTCACGAGTGCTTCGAGGGGAAAGCCTTGAGGTCGGTGGCGAGGGCATGAAGGGCTTCTACGACAAGATGCTTCCTGACTACCTAAACACCTTTGGCAAGCCTTACGGCGCACAGGTGATGCAGATACAAGCGCCCATTAAATATCCGCTTGAAGGTCTTCGTCGTATGTCTGGGATGAAGGAAGATCCACCAATCACACTGCACAACTTCCCAATCACGCCCCAGATGCGTGAGTCCATCAAGCAGAAGGGCTTACCCCTGTACCAACAGATCGGCATCCCAACTGCTGGCGCTGGTGCGGCATCGCAGATGCTTGAGCCTGAAGAGGAAGCAGGCTTGGCTACTGGTGGCATTATTAAGATGGCAAAGAAGGCGATACCTGCTACCAGAGCGCCAGAGATCATTAGACCTAGCGCATTGACTGAGCTGAGAAAGATTGTCCAGCAGGAGAAGGGTGACTACGGTTCAAGGCGCTTAGAACGTGCCGCTGATGAGATCCCTAACCTTGAGAAGCTGTATAACGAACGAGCGTTAAAGGATGTTTTTACTGGTGACAATGCCAGAGCCTTAATGACCATGAACCCAGCAGACTTTGAAGAGTATGCGGCTCGTTTGTCTCCGAGAAACGTTTCTGTGCCCGGGTTCATTGGTGACAAGCAACGTCAATCAACAGAAGACTACGTCAAGTATTTAACAAGTCTAAATCGTTTTGATGAAGTACCTTTCTTGCTGATTAACAAAGAAGAGCAGGGCTTGCCTTTGATGCCTTTTATCTCTGGTCATGAGGGTCGCCATCGCAATCGGTCTTTGGTTAAGAGAGGTGAGAAGTCTGGGCTTGTGCAGTTATTGCCTAGAGCTGAATTGCGTGAGCCATTTCCCAGACGCTCTCAACAGGAGTACATTGATGCAATGAGGCAAGAGCTAGAGATGACAGGCAACAAGGTCAAGCCGGAGTCATATTTTGATGACTCCTTGCCTAAAAACTTATTCATTGAACGGCTACCAATTGACTTGCCTGACATCTATGCCAAAGGCGGAGCAGTTAAACGTCAAGTTAAAAAGGCTGTTGGTGGAGCAATAAATTACAACACAGTACCTGATATGACTGATGGAGAGCGTATCATGCAGGGTGCTCCATTTAAACGTGGAGGTAAAGTCAATATGACTACCAACCGCGATACCATGTTTTTGGAACTGAGCAACAAGAAGCTCAAAAGGAAATAAGTTATGGCAATCCCATTCCCACAAGACCCAAACGCTGGTCGTTTCATTGACGGTCAAGCAGACCAACAGGCTAGTGCTGACGAGGGCATGGAGTTTGAGATGCCAACTGATGACGCAGACGTTGAGGAGCTTCCTGACGGTTCTGCGATTGTTCGCATGGAGACAAGCGGCCCGATGGAGGATGCGGACTTCTACGCCAACTTGGCAGAAGAGATCAACCCCTACGACTTGAACAAGATAGCCCTGCGCTACATGGACTTGGTCGAGAACGACAAGAAGTCCCGTGAGGAGCGTGACAAGAAGTACGAAGAGGGATTGAAGCGGACGGGCTTGGGGAATGATGCCCCCGGTGGTGCTACCTTCATGGGCGCCAGCAAGGTCGTTCACCCTGTCATGGCAGAAGCCTGCGTTGACTTTGCCTCTCGCGCCATCAAAGAGATGTTCCCACCAGACGGCCCCACCCGCACCAAGATCCTTGGCGACGTGGATGAGGAGAAGATCCAGAAAGCTGAGCGCAAGCGCGACTACATGAACTGGCAGTTGACTGAGCAGATTGAAGAGTTCCGCGATGAGCAAGAACAGCTCCTGACTCAGCTCCCCTTGGGTGGCTCACAGTACATGAAGCTCTGGTACGACGAGAAAAAGAAGCGTCCCTGTGCTGAGTTCATGCCTATCGACAACATCTTGCTACCCTTTGCCGCGGCTAACTTCTACACAGCCCAGCGCGTCACTGAGATGCAGACTATCACTGAGTGGGAGTTCAAGAACCGCATCCGCTCAGGTCTGTACCGAGACATCGACCTGATCCGCGTCAGTGCTGAGCCAGAGGAAACCCATGCTGAGAAGGCAAACAACAAGATCGAAGGTCGCAAGTTTGAAGACAACGAAGACGGACTTCGCAAGGTCTATCACATCTACACATGGTTGGAGCTTGAAGAAGATCCTCTGACAGAAGGTGAGTCAGCTCCTTACATCCTGATGATTGACGAGCACGAGAACGAGTGCGTTGGTCTGTACCGTAACTGGGAAGAGGGTGACGAGACCCAGACTAAGCTTGACTGGTTGGTCGAGTTCAAGTTCATCCCATGGCGTGGTGCATACGCTATCGGTCTGCCACAGCTCATTGGAGGGCTGTCAGCGGCTCTTACAGGCTCTCTACGCGCTTTGCTGGACTCTGCCCATATCAACAATGCGGCAACCATGCTCAAGCTCAAGGGAGCGAAGATCTCTGGTCAGTCTCAACAGGTGGATGTGACGCAGGTGTGTGAGATCGAAGGGGCCCCCGGAGTTGACGACATCCGCAAGATCGCCATGCCTATGCCCTTCAACCCACCTTCAGCGGTCTTATTCCAGCTTCTGGGCTGGTTAGACGGTGCGGCTAAGGGGGTGGTGACCACCGCAGAGGAAAAGATCGCTGACGTCAATTCCAACACCCCTGTTGGCACGACTCAAGCTTTGATCGAGCAGGGCGCCGCAGTGTTCTCTGCCATCCATGCACGACTACACGAGTCCCAAGGTCGCGTCCTGAAGATCCTCGGTCGCCTGAACCGCTGGTACTTGGAAGAGCAACGCAAGGGTGAAGTGGTTGCTGACCTTGATATTCGCAAGGAAGACTTCGCATCTAACACCGATGTGATCCCTGTCTCTGACCCCCACATCTTCTCTGAGACCCAGCGTATGGCTCAGAGCCAAGCTGTGATGTCAATCATGGAGAAGAACCCTGACCTGTTCAACCGCAAGGTGGTGATTGAGCGGTTCTTGAAGCAGATCAAGGTTCCAGCGATCAACGAGCTGATGAAAGACGTGCCTTCACCTGAGAAGCGTGATGCCGCCAACGAGAACGTTGCCATGATGCTAGGACAACCAGCCTTTGCTTACATCGAGCAAGACCACTTGTCCCACATCCAGAGCCACTTGGAGTTCTACCAAGACCCAATCTTTGGCTCAAACCCAACGATTCAGCCAATCATCCTCCCTCAGATGATGGAGCACATCAAGCAACACTTGTCTTTGTGGTACTTAAACCGCATGAATGGCTATGTGACCAAGACTTTGGGTCGCAAACCTACAGACTACGACGATCCACGTATCACGCCTATGGCAGACAAGCTGTATGCAGGTGCTTCTCAGAACGTTACGCTCGATACATCCAAGGTTTTTGGCAAGGTTGTACCAATAATGCAACAGATGGCTCAGCAGTTAGCTCAGTTGAAGCAACAGCAGACCCCTCCAATGACGCCAGAGGCTCAGGTTTTGCTCCAAACAAGCATGGCAGAGACCCAGCGACTGACAGCCAAAGACCAAGCGGACATCCAATTGCAAGGTCAGAAGCTCCAGAACCAGCAACAGCTTGACACTGCCAAGCTTGAACTGAACCAACAGCAGTTCACTGACGAACAACAGCTCAAAGCGGCGATGGAAACAGAGAAAAACCTCACGCAAGAGCGCATAGAGTCTGCAAGGTTGACGCGAGACGCGGCAAAACTGCAACAAGAGCAGGTAAAAACTGCATCCATGCTTCAAAACGAAGCGCAATCATTCCTAGGAGGCTGAAATGGCTACATCTAACCCTTATCACAACGAAGCAGTGCCCATGCACAAGCGTATTGCCGCAGGCGAGAAGCTCGATGGCACGTCTTTGAAGTCCTCTGGCAACAACCAGCCAGCCAAAAAACAAGGAGGCGCCCTATCGCAAGCTAAAAAGAAATAAATATGTTCTCAGTCAGAGATCTGATCGGCGCAATTGAGGTACGGATGGCTGAAATACGCCTCTCGTTAGCGTTGGGAAACGCTGTCAATATCGAATCCTACCAGCGCATGGTCGGGCAGTACCAAGGTCTACAAGATTCCTTGGACATTATTAACAACATGTTAAAGAAAGATGAAGAAGATGAGCGATAACCCCGAAGTGTTGGAAAACGCTGAAGTGAAGTGGGCATTCCCCGCTGTGAACCCGGGTGCTAAGCCATTAGGTGGTCGAATTTTGGTGCAATTACGTCGCACAAAGCAGAAAACGACAAGCGCAGGGATCATTTTGGTGGAAGAGACCAAAGAGACCGAGAAGTGGAACAACATGGTGGCAAAAGTCATCGAAGTTGGCCCTCTCGCATTCAAAAACCGTGACACCATGCAAGGCTGGCCTGAAGGCTCGTGGTGCGAGGTCGGTGATTACATCCGAGTCCCTAAATGGGGCGGAGATCGTTGGGAAGTTAAGGTTGAAGGACAGGACGATCACGAAGATCCAGCCTTGTTCATGATCCTAAACGACCATGAAATCATCGCCAAAGTCACTGGTGATCCCTTAGCCATGAAAGCATTCTTATGACCACAGATAACGAACTTGACAAGATTGTTGTCACGGAAGAGGCAGACGGTTCAGCCGTTATTGACCTTCCTGACAGCATCGAATCCCCTGACGACCAAGACGACGACCGCGGCATGTCCGCTGGCGGCTCCTCTGATGCTGACGACGATGTCGCCCCTGAAGATGAGACCGAGTACCAGCGCGCACGACGTGAGAAACGCCGCGCCAAGCGTGAACTAGCCAAGAAGACAGGCGTAGAGAAGGACATGAAACTCCAGCTCTTGGAACGCAAGAACCAAGAACTGATGGAGCGTCTGTCTGTTGTGGAGCGCAAGACGCACTCCGCTGACTTAGCCCGTATCGACAAGGCTATCGAAGACCAAGAGCTTCGCTTGCAGTACGCCAAGATGAAGATCTCTGAGGCGGCAAGCGCTTCAGATGGTCACGCCATGGCTGAAGCCCAAGAGATGATGTACGAAGCCCGTCGCCAGATGGAAGCTTTGTCCAACGTCAAAAAGGCGGCTGTTGAGCCTCGCAAAGCTCAAGGAAACGTCCCAGATCCTCGCCTGCAACGTCTGGCGGCGAACTGGATGGAAAGAAACGACTGGTATGACCCGAACGGTCGGGATACCGATTCAAAGATTGCAAAACAGATTGACGAGGCTCTCGTTTCGGAAGGTTGGGATCCAACTGCATCCGAATATTGGGAAGAACTTGACAATCGCTTGCATAAGTACTTGCCACACAAGTACAATGACACCACGGACGTACGTTCGTCTACTAAGAGACCAAGGAGTGTTGTAACAAGTTCTGGTCGCGAAAGCGTCAACGGAAGCACCAACAGGAACACATTTGTACTGAAACCAGAACAAGTGCGCGCAATGAAGGATGCTGGCTTTTGGGATGATCCCGAGAAGCGATCCAAGATGATTAAGCGATATGCGCAAGAAGCTAGAAACAACTCTTACTAAGGAAACAAGTATGACCGAATCACGTTTGAAAAAATCTCTGAACGCAGGTGGACGCAATGATCGCGCAAGCGAGGACGCAAGTCGCGCCGCTCCAGAAACAAAGTTCGTAAGCTCACAGGAACGTCGAAAGATGTGGAGTGATGAATGGAACCAATCAGCTTTGCCAAAAGTACCAGAGATGCCGGGCTGGCACCTCATTTGGCTTTCAACCACCAACGCATACGACACCATTGACAAGAGGATGCGACTAGGCTATGTACCCGTGAAAGCGGAAGAGATGGCTGGGTTCGACAACTACAAAGTCAAGGCAGGCGAACACGTTGGCTACATATCATGCAACGAGATGTTGCTGTTCAAATTGCCCATGGAGATCTATCAAGATGTTATGGCGCAACTGCACTACGAAGCTCCCCTCGAAGAACAGGACAAAGTCCGCGTTCAGCTCGAGAACCTTCAAGGTCAGCGTGACAGCAGTGGCAAGTCGCTGGTTCGGTTGGAAGGCGAAGGTATGGGCAGGTTTGACCAATCTCAACCTAATCGTGCCCCCGTTTTCGAGGGCTAACTTCTAAGGAGTAAGACTATGTCTTCTACAAATGCTCCGTTCGGTTTGCGTCCTGCGTACCACCCTTCTGGGTTGGATCGCGCTACGGCGTTGGCTGACGGTATCGCTTCTGGTTACAGTACCGCCATTTTGAAGGGTCAGCCCGTCAAGATGGACACATCAGGTACTATCGTTGTTGCCGCCGCTGGTGATGCGTTCATGGGTGCCTTCTCAGGCGTCGAGTGGACTGACACTACTGGTCGTCGTCGCGTGTCTAACTACTGGCCTGCATCTACTGCATACCAGACTGGTTCATGCATTGCGTACTTCTACCAAGATCCCAACATCGTCTATGAAATTCAAGCCGCTGGTTCACTGGCGCAGACTTCCATTGGCGACGAGGCTGATCTGAGCAACACAACTGCTGGTTCAACAACCACAGGCTTGTCCGCCGCTACTTTGTCAACAACCTTAGCTGGTTCTGGCAACAGTGCACAAATGCGAATCATCAACCTCGCACCGTACCCTGACAATGCTTGGGGTGATTCTTACACCATCGTTCGTGCCGTAATCGCCGAGTACCAGTTTGCTGGTGCGGCTGGCACAGCAATTTAATAGGAGGACATGAACCATGGCCGCTCCAATGCGCAGTACCGACTTTCGTAGCATCGTCGAACCAATCTTGAATGAATGTTTCGACGGTGTCTACGACCAACGTGCCGATGAATGGTCTCGTGTTTTCACGGAACAAGAAGGCATTCCACGTAACTACCACGAAGAACCCGTCTTGTACGGTTTCGGCGCCGCACCTCAGTTGCCTGACGGCACTCCTGTGTCGTACCAACAAGGTGGTGTGTTGTTCTTGTTCC